CTCAATAGGGCCCTCACTTGACAGACCCGTCTTCGCCCCGTCGGTGACCTCCAAGCCAAGCTCCTTCAGCAGCTGCCCAGGATCAAAGTACTCGGCGGCACCTTCCGCCCTTGCTCGCAGACAGTCATCTCCATACGTCGCCAACGCATAGAGCACGCGAAAGTCCAAGCGAGGGTCATCGACTTCCGGATTCGTGGCAAACCGCGCCAGCCACGCCTCGACAGGATACGCCTCGACGAACTCCGGTATGCGCCTATACCGGAGGTAGCGATGCCACAGCGACGTGTACACGCTGTTCTGCTCAACAACGCCTTGGCGCCCAGACGGGGCCCAATACGTCTGAACGACATCGCCCTTGATCTCGAAGCGGCCCTGGGCCAACCCCGTCTCGAGGCGCTCCACCATCGACCGATCAGTCCCAATGGCATGCGCCATCGCAGACATCACCATGATGTACGCCCACCACATCTCAGGAATCCACGACTTGTCCTGCTTCGTCGCATCGAAGTCCCTAATGCACTTCAGCAGGCGATCGACTCGCCTCAGCTGCGCGACTACACGCGCACTGTCCGACGACGTCATGTCGACACCGACAAAGCACTCGAAGAACTCGGGATACGCTCGCATGAACGTCCACAAGGGTCCACACCACTTCTTGAGGACCAAATTGTAGATGACAGGAAGCACGCCGAAGACGCGCGCATCCTTGTTTCTCTTGCGTGGCTCATCCTTGAGTACTGAACGGATGAGCGGCGCAGGAGTCCCCCCATCGGCGAGAAACTGCTCCATCTCCTCGAGCGCCCCGTTGACCCACGGCGACACCCACGCTCGCTCATGGTCTCTGGCGAAGAACTTGCTCTTCGGCTGGAAGAACGGAGCCCCCATTGATGTCCTCGGGTTCAACGGGGCTACCCACGCCTTCGAGACGCCACACACCGCCTCATCAATCGCGATTGGACGATACCCGACTCGATCGAGTTTCCACATCCCGTTGAGGTAGTCCATGACAGCCACCATAAGCGTCCGCCAATGCACGTCAGACGGACGACTCGCCTTGAACGCAGCGACCCACGGCGAGTCCCACTGTCCGTCCTTCATCTCTCCCTTGAAGCGCGGAGGACCCCAAACACCGACACCACCCACGAACCTCTCTTCAAGGTCCTCAAAGTGGTGCGCGTACGGCGTGCGGGTCACGCTAGACTTCATCGTGTTCCCTGCGAACCGCGGCCACATTTCACCGTATGGGACCGCCCGGGCCGCAAAGCCAAGCCCAACGAGAGTTTCTGATATCAGAGGCAACGGACCAAAAGACATC